ATGTCCGGTCACTTCATGTGATCATTTTTCCGGGTCTTTCCGGGTCGAGATAATGATTTGGAGTCCTGCAATAACAGCAGTATTGATAGGCATTGTTGCCGCCTTTTCCTTCGGTGGCGGGTTTGCATTGGGGGACTGGCGCATGGCTTCCCGGGTGGCGCACCTGAGCTCGGACAATGCATTGCTGTCAGCGGCCAACGATCGCTGCGCAACGGATATCGAAAAGGTGCGTGCTGCCATGGATACGCTCAGGGCTACGACAATCGCCAGGGAAAAAAACGCTGCCAAGGCAATGCAGACCGCATCGAAAGCGGCCGTGCGGCACACGAAAGCCGCCCGGAAAATACAATCCCTGCCGCCTGCGAAGCCCGGGCATCTGTGCGAGAAAATGGCTGCTGAACAAATGGAGTATGTGCGTGACCGTCGCCAAAATGAGTAGGCGAGGCTGCCTTGCCATGCTTCTGGTCCTCATGGGGGGATGCTCCAGCAAGCCGATCATCCAGACCCGCGTGGTGGAGAAACCCATAGCCGTGCCATGCCGTATCGGGATGCCGCCAGAGTGCAAATCGACCTATGCGGTGGACCGCGTATCGCCGGGCGACGATGCCCTGACGATTAATCGGGCGCTGCGAGCGGAAATAGAGGAACGCTGGGCGTGCGAGACCAAGCTGCGTGCCGCCCTGGCAGGTTGCAATATCCCACCGTTTTCGCCAACTCACTGAGAACACGCAAGATTGCAAGGAACCATGAAAGCATATCCATTGGAAAACAGACCTGAAAACGGAACCAGGGAAAAAGCGTGTATATCTGCCGCCGCTGCAATCACTGAAAAAATGAACGCGCCGGCACAGGAGATCCGCACGATGCTGGATAGGATCTGCGCCGGCATTTCCCTCGGAAAATCGACACGCGCAATGTGTATCGAAACCGGAATCAGCCAACGTTTGCTCTGGAGCTGGCTGGCAGGCAGCGCGGAATTCATGGAGCAATATCTGCGCGCGAAGGAGTTATGCGTGGATGCGTATGCCGAGGAAATCATCGAAATTTCGGATGACCGATCACAGGATCTCCATCTCGATGAAAAAGGGCGGGAGATAACCAATAGGGAGGCCATAGCGCGCACCCAGCTGCGCATCGATGCGCGCAAATGGTATGCATCCAGGCTGGCGCCCAAAAAATACGGCGACAAGGCAATGGAAGCGCAAACTGGCAACGACAGGAAAACGCGCATGGCTCCCAGCATCGAAATCGCCTTCGTGCCGGCCGGGCGCGGGGATGGAGCCGCCGGCCTGTCGTGATCAACGTAGCGGCGGCGGCACCCATGCAGCATGGCATGCGTGGCGAGGTTTCATGATGGCTGCACATCGGGCCGAATTTCCGGAAAAGCTGCGCTTCCTGTTCGCCCCGGCAAGATACAAGGTTCTGTATGGCGGGAGAGGCGGCGCCAAGAGCTGGGGTGCCGCCAGGGCGTTGCTGATCCAGGCGGCAGCATCGCCATTGCGCGTGCTGTGCGCCCGCGAATTTCAGAACTCGATCGCCGATTCCGTGCACCACCTGCTACAAGCGCAAATCACCGCAATGGGCCTGGAGGCATTTTATGAGGTACAGAATAGCGCGATCCGCGGGGCCAATGGATCGGAATTCCTGTTTGCCGGATTGAGGAACAATATTTCCCGGATCAAATCGTTCGAGGGCATTGACAGGGTCTGGGTCGAAGAAGCGCAGGCAGTAAGCAAGACCAGCTGGGATACGCTGATTCCGACCATCCGCAAGGAAGGTTCGGAAATCTGGGTGACTTATAACCCCGAACTGGAAACCGACGACACGCACCAGCGATTTGTGATCCATCCCCCGCGGGACGCGATGGTGGTCAAAATCAACTGGAGCGACAACCCCTGGTTCCCGGAAACACTCTGGCGAGAAAAAGAAGAACTGAAAGCAAGGGATCCGGATGAATACCAGAATATCTGGGAGGGCCATTGCAGGACGGCGCTGGAAGGCGCGGTGTACGCAAGGGAATTGAGACGGGCCCAGGAAGAAGGACGCATCGGAGGCGTTCTCCACGATGCCGAAAGGCCTGTTCATACATTCTTCGATCTGGGGTGGGCCGACAGCACCGCCATCTGGTTCGCGCAGACCGTGGGCGCCGAGCTCAGGCTGATAGATTATTACAGCAATGCTCAAATGCCGATTCAGCATTATCTCGGCGTGCTGCAGGACAGGGGATATATCTATGGCATGGACTGGCTGCCGCACGATGCAAAAGCCAAAACCCTGGCGACCGGACGAAGCCTGGAGGAAATCATGCTCGCGGCCGGACGCAGGGTCAGGATAGTGCCGAATCTGTCCATTACGGATGGAATCAATGCAGCCAGAACAGTGTTCGATCGCTGCTATTTCGACGCGACCAAGTGTGCGGAAGGATTGCAGAGCCTGCGCCGTTACCGGTTTGACGTCGACGCGGAGACCGGGCAACTCAGTGGCAGGCCTTTGCACGATTTCCACAGTCACGCAGCGGATGCATTCAGATATTTCGCCATCTCGGTCGAAGAGGACAAGCCCATGGTCAGCGCGCGCGGCATCAGCATGAAAGGATGGCGGGGATGATGGAATTTCCGATAACGGCGGATATACCGGTCGAAGCCTACGACAAAATCTGCAGGGATATACGTGACCAGCCCAGGTGGCGCCTCGAAGCAGACACCGATTGCGACTATTACGATGGCTCGCAGATAAACAAGGAAGTACTCAGGCGGCTGAGGGAGGCTGGCATACCGCCGCAGGATTCGAATCTCATCAAGCCCACGATCAATGCAGTGCTGGGAATGGAAGCGCGCAGCCGCACGGATTACAAGATCACCTCCAATGACGAGCACCAGGCCGAAATAGCGGAGGGCCTGTCAGCCCGGATCAAGGAGGTGGAAACGGAATCCCGGGCGGATCGCGCCATGTCCGATGCCTATTCGAGCATGATCCGCGCGGGTATCGGATGGGTTGAGGTATCGCGCGAGTTCGATCCGCTCCGGTATCCCTATCGTGTGCGGGAAGTACATCGCAACGACATCTACTGGGACTGGACATCCAGGGAGCCGGATCTGTCGGATGCCCGCTATCTGCGCCGCGACAAATGGGTGGACCGATTGCAGGCCGTTGCGATGTTTCCCGAGAAGGAACAGCTCATCGCCAACAGTTGGAGCGGATGGAGCCGGACGGATGTGTATGAGGGAACCGATACCGGCATGGCAAGCGCCTTCGAGATCGAGCAGACGTGGGGCCGCAACCACGATGAATACCTGAGCCGGAGCTCGGGGATGGTGCGCTTATCCGAATTATGGTATCGGCATTTCGAGGACGGCCATGTTCTGGGGCTGCCCGATGGAAGAATCATTGAATACCGCGAAGACAATCCGGTTCACCAGGCTGCGGTAGCCAGAGGGCTGGTGCGGGTGCAGAAATGCCTGCTCACCCGGGCACGAGTCGCCATCTGGCTGGGGCCGCATAAATTGATGGACGCGCCCAGTCCATTGCCGCATGCGGATTTCCCGTATGTTCCATTCTGGTGCTTCCGCAAGGACCGCTCGCTCGCGCCCTACGGGCTGGTAAGGGATATGCGCGGGCCGCAGGACCAGATCATCGATCTGGATATTCTGCTTTACGAAGTGCTGAACTCCGTCAAGGTGGAAATAGATAACGACGCGCTCGATCTCAACCAGAACACCTATCAGGAAGTCGCGCGCAATATCAGCAGCCTGCGCTCGATGACGGTCCTCAACTCGCAGCGCAGGAATGCCGGTGGATTCAAGGTGACGCGGGAACATCAGCTTGCCGTGCAGGTATTTCAACTGGTGCAGGAGCGCAAGCGAAGAATCGAGGAAGTTGGCGGAATCTACCGCTCGATGCTGGGAGCGGACACTTCCGCAACCAGCGGCGTGGCCATCAACAGCCTGGTGGAACAGGGTTCCACGGTGCTGGCTGAGCCGAACGACAACTTCCGGTATGCACGGCGCATAGTGGGGCAGCAGCTCCTGGCATTCATCAGGCAGGATATGCTGGGCAGGGAATCCGCCGTGGCGGTCAGGCATGGAAACGGCCGCAGGATGGTGGGTTTCAACCGCCCGGTCATGACTCCTGCCGGCCCTGCCATTGAGAACGACATCGAGACCGCCCAGGTCAAGGTCGTGCTGGAGGATGTGCCGGCCACGCCGAGCTTCCGCGCGCAGCAACTGCAGGCACTGG